CCCATAGGCAACCACTACTGGGTTGAGGCGCATGCCTCATCGCTGTTGCTCGGTAGTCTCTCTGGTGGTTTGTCAGCATGCAAGTCGCTACGCAAATGCTCACGAACTACCGATGCGAACCCGTCCAAGGACAGGTCGGCAGTCCACTCCACGCCCGGCCATGAAGTCCAATCCCCGGTGAGCAACAGTTCCAGCGGGACACGCGCCCGCCAGCTCCGGAAGTCTTCCCGGTACGCTAGCGCGGGTATCGCGCCAACCTCTTCTGCCTGCCTCCAGGCCTGCTGCCAGAAGATATCCAACTCCCCCTCCGTAAGCTTCTTGTACCGCTTGACCTCGATGGCCCAGCCCTCCAGCCCAACGATGTCGTGGCCGCCTGCCCGTGTCTGCTCAAGGTTGCGTTTCATCGGTGCCGTCAACGCATCTCCTAGGATGTCAGTCAGAGCGCTGATGAACTCACGCTCACCCGCCGCACCCTTAGCCCTACTGTTTACCTTCTTCTTCATTCAGTTCTTCCAGATCAAATGCTGAATCGAGTGTGTTGGAAATCCACCACACAAAGGCAACGCCAAGTGCGCCGACGACAACGCCTATCAAAAGAAGCTCAGCCATTTGAGGCCTCGCGGAAGCTAGATAGGTGATCTTTGATCTGCGCCCTAGTCATGCCCCAAGTGAAGACGCTGCTGCCTGCGACGAGGTTTCGCTTGCGCTCGTCGTAGCGTTTGCGAATCGCCTTCTTGTCCGGCTTAGGTCTCTTGGCATCAGGCTTGTCGCCAAGGTCGTACACGGCCCTTGGGTAGCGGCGCTTACCCTCTGCATCATGGATGTATCCCGTGATATACACGCGCTTCGGAATGGTGGTCATCGCCCTGCTCAGGCGCGTCAGCACGGCTGAAGCGTAGTCGTGTCCAAGGCCAGTAGCTCGGCACAACTCTGCCCGTGTCATCGGCCCCTCATCAGCAAGGGCCTTCAGGATCATCTCGGTGTTCTCTCCGTATATCACTTCACTTGTCTCCAATACTCATACATCAGGCGTTGCGCAATAGCTTGAATGGCATACGCCTCCGACTCTGTTCCGGGGTTAGCCTCACCAACCAGATCTCTGTGGTGCTGCCAGATATGAACCGCCTCATGCACCAGCAGCGAGGCGATCTGTATTCCCGAGATGTCCTTGACCTGACGAGGCAAGCACACAATCGCGCAATGATCCTTATCGCTCTCGAAAAAGTGTGTCGTGGCGTCAGCCCGCGCATTCTTCTGGAACATGGGCCACAGATCTTCTTGCAGCCCAAGATCCCGGAGGATTGCGTGGAATCGTTTCTCGGTAGTGGCAACCTGAAACTTACAAACTGAGTCCCATAGGGATGGATTAAGCCAGCTCATGCCCCGTATGCCCTTCGCTCGGCCCGCTCATTGGCCTGCTTCGTACGCCAGATTTCGATCTCCCACTCGACTGCCTTCATGTGGTAGCGGATCTTCTCCTCCTCATGCACGGCGATCTTCAGGTCATCAAGCAGCTTGATGTAGACCGGGTTTGCGGCAGCCTCTCTCTCTTGCGCAGCGGCGGATGCGTGTCCACCCTTGAGGGCATCCTTCATCAGCATGGCGATGCAGCTCTTCTTGTAGTCTTCGAGGTACCCTCGTTGCGCCTTGGCCGGGGCATACATGTCGGCCAGTTTCCGGTAGCGCTCCAGTAGTTCTTCAATATCCATCTGCCTCTCCAATCGTTTCAAGAATCGTTTCAACCCGACCATCTCGGTAGTACAGCTTGTTGCCCATCCGGCTCGGGAACTTGAGGAAGTCCTCGCTGCCCGGCCTAGTCCAAGATTGCTGATACATCTTCGGGTCAAGGATGCCAACGCCAACCGTTGTGCGGCTGGCTGCAACGCTCGTCTTACCCGGCCTTCGCACCGGGCCAAGGGATTCGAGCTTTTCATGACCGGCCTCGGTCAAGTACCACAAATCACCTTTGCGGCGCACATAGCTGGAATGCTCAAGGCGAGCCATGTACTCTCCGTCAAAGCGGGCCACCGAATTGATGGCGCCAACAATGTCTTTCAGTTTCCTTGAGTCGCAAGGCCCATCGCCGAGTGCGGCAAGGATGCGATGAGACCCAGCGTTCGCAACAACTTTTCCAGTGATCACTTCTTTGCTCCAAACTTCAGAGTTGCTGAGCCCTTCTTGCGCCAGCAGGAGCCGCACACAAACTTCGGCCCGGACTCAACGCCATCGGAAACCGACCGGGATTGTCCGCACTTGACGCACTCCTTCATGCGTAGCGTGGCATCGAGAGAGCCGCTAAGACGAATGTGACTACGCAACATCTTTGCCCCCAAAAGATCCGCCCTCTTGGGCTGACTTGATGGCGCGTTCGCTCATGCCATCCACCCAATCTCTCATGCGCTCGGCCTCCTTGATGGCCTCGTTCGACTGCTGCTGACTAAACTTGCCAAGAGCAGATGCGCTGATTGCTACCTGCGTAAGGAGAACCTCGCTGATGCCAGCCATCTTCGCTGCCATGTCTTCATCGAACTCGCGGGCTATCTCGCACAACATAGCGATGACGTTGGCGGACTGATGCACGTTCAGCAGTAGGCGAACGTACTCAGAGTACGACTCGCCCTTCACCGCGGATAGGTTGTCAATCATTCCCATAGCCTCCTCGCGGATGGCATCGACATTCTTCAACAGTTGCTCGTTCACTTAATGACTCCAATAAACCCTCGGTTCCACAGCGCTTGCGTGGTACGGCAGATGGCGGTGAGGGTGTAATCCCGCTTCTCTGATTTGCTCATCTTGTTGCCCTGGTCGAGTTCCGTATGGCAGCGGTAGCAGAGCCACGCGCTCATACAGTCGTCGGCCTTAAGGCCCCTGCCCTTGCCGTGCTCAAGCAGGTTCGAGTGGGCGGCAACAACGGTTCCGTCGTCGTTCCCGCACATGACACACGGCATTCCTTCGGCGAGATCAAGTAGCTTCCGATCTCTGTGCGTCATGCCTTCTTATCCTCACGCTGGTCGGCGCCCCTACGAACAGGGCTGAATTTCTCGCAGCCGACATCCGTCTCATCGACGTATAGGAAGTAGGCTTGCCTCCACGGGTTAGGCTCGGTGCCACTCTCTGCGTTGCGGTAGCACTCAGTCCTACGATGGCAGGTAGTCGACGCGCACATGGTGAGGCATTGTTCCCCCTTGCGCGGATTTGTTTAGCGCACCAGTTAGCGGCGTTCCATCCCGGCTCTTCACACACCTTCGCACACGCTTCGCGCTCGGCTGCGGCGACAAGGGCGGCGAAGCGTTCAAGCTCCAACTGAATGCCTGACCTGCTTGGGTTCGGAAAAACGAAGTCGGCCTCGTCACAAGTGAAGCCTGCCTCCAGCGCCATGCGGATGATGTCGTCGCGGTTCATTCGCCACCCCCTACTCCGGGAGGGGAGTAAGCCCCATCGAATTCCTTGAACCGGCCGCACTCAGGGCGCCACTTGAGAAGTGCTGTACCGCGCCTGCCAAGCCAGCGAGAGCGTATCTTCTGAACGTGAACCTCGGTCGCCGCCTGCGGGTTGTTGGTATCCCTGTGGACGGCGATGATGTTGTCGGCCTTGTTGTAGAAGTGTGCCGACCCGCTGACAGCGTAGCCGTCAGGCACAGGGTACACGCCCTTGTTGTCCTTCATCAGCTTCGAGGGGTGAGCCACCAGCCAGATGTGAATCTGATTGTCGCGGGCGAACTTGCGCATCTGAGTGAGGAAGGTCGAGACGTACTCGGTCTCGCTCACGCCGTCCTTGCGCTTGGTGTGATCCAGCTCGTTGTACGGGTCGATGACCAGACCCTTCATCCCTTGTCGTCGGATCAGAACCTTGGCCTTTGCAAGCACGGAGTCTAGGCTCGGCTCTTCCGGCATGATGAAGTGGAAGTGTTCGTTGACCCAAGACTTTGCCTCTTGGAACCTTGCATGGTTGACCTTGCCCGCGATGAGTCGCTCGCCCATCCGCTTCTCGATCAGCTTGGCTGCGTGCCAAGAGATCGGCTGGTTCTCTGGAGAGCAGACGCCAAAGGACCAGCCCGCGTTCTCGGCGATGTTCACTGCCAGAGCATCCAGCCACTCAGACTTACCCATTGACGGGATGCCGGTGACCAAGGTCCATTGACCGGGCGCTGGCGTATAGAGAGAGCTGACAGATGCCCAGCCGGTTGGCTCACCCTGGATCAGGCCATACTCCAGCATGTTGTTGATGTCATCCTCGATGTCGTTGAGAGAGAACACGCCCTCGACGGGGAACGACTTGGCGTCTTCGATGCAATGACGAAGGGTCTCGGCGCCGTGCTTCATCAGCACATCGTTGGCATCCTTGCAGCCATCTGGCCATGACACGCGCAGGCACTTCTCGCGGCCAAGGCGGCGAGCAAGCTCATCCTCCAGCTTCTTGCCCGGCTCATCGTTATCGACGGCGAGAATCCATTGCTTGACAGAGTCGAGTCTCTCGTCTTCGAGGTACTCAAACTTGACCTCTAGGTTCTTGGCGTCAGGCGTAGGGGCGCCGTCAGGAACAGAGACCGAATGGCGCAGGCCAGCAACCTCAAGAGCAAGGGCATCCATCTCTCCCTCGCAGATGATGGTCTGCTCCACGTTGATGTCATCGTACTTGTAGAGAACCTTCTGAGCGCCAGCGACCTGACGGAAGTTCTTGGCGCCATCCCTATACTTCACGTTCACTACCTCGCCTTCCTTGTAGAAGGGGTAGGCAATCGCGCTAACCTCGTCCTCAAGCTGAGGCATCCACACCCGCTCCATCGAGACTCGGTTGCGGATCAGGACTTCCGTTGTGATGCCGCGCTGAGCGAACCACTCGATGGCCTTGTCAGAGAGGGCGGCCGGGCGGAACTCAGGCTTGTGGTAGACGCGTCGGCTGGGAGGGGCTGAGCGGTTGATGACACCAGACCCAAGGCCACCAGACCATCCGCAATGGTGGCAATGCCAGATGCCCTTCACCGTGTTCACGTTCAGGCACGGATAGCTTTTCTTCTTTCGCGTGTGGCTGCATTGCGGGCAGGTTGTCTTGACCTCTTCTCCTGTCCTCCCCTGGAGATCGACGCCGAAGTCTGAAAAATTCTTCATATTGATATACGTTGCTCCTTGTTATTGATAGGTTGGTTTATGTTTTTTATACTGCTGTATACGTTGCTCTTTGCAGTATCGACAGGATTCGTTCTTGTTTATAGCATTCGTCTCCGTCGTTCCTCATCTTTGTGGTACTTCGTTCTACATAGGGACGCTGCGAAGTTTCTAGATGGCGATTATTCGCCTTAAAAACAGGAAAACAACTAGGGAAAACCCTATAACGACAACCGGAAACTTGTGCCTACAATTCACTCCGCAACGTAACGCCGCTTGCCCCGCACAAGAGCAAGCAATTTACCATCAACAAGACCCAAAGGACTCATGCAGAAAATCGCATCCGCTCTGGTCAAGGCGCAGAAGGGCTTCGGCTCCGCACTTAAGACCAGCACAAACCCCCACTTCAAGAGCCGTTACGCAGACCTTGCCGCCTGCGTTGAGGCTGTCATCGACTCGCTGAACGACAACGGCGTGGCGCTCATCCAGCAGACGCACGAATGCGAAGGCGGCGTGATGGTCGAGACCATGTTCGTGCATGAGAGCGGCGAGCAGTTCTCCGCTGGCAAGCTGTTCGTCCCGGCCACGAAGCACGACGCGCAGGGCTACGGCTCAGCGCTGACCTATGCCCGTCGCTATAGCCTGATGGCTGCGTGTGGCATCGCCCCCGAGGATGACGATGGCAACGCTGCCACGGCATCTGCTCCGAAGCGTCAGGCCGTTGCCCCTGTTCAGCCCGCGCCCATCAAGACCATCGGTGTTACCGAGGCCGAAACCATCGAGAAGCTGGCAGCTCAAGCCGGCGTCGCTCACCATGCCATCGCCAAGGCTTACGGCGTGGCTGACATCATCGACCTGCCAGTGACCAAGGCGCAGGAGGTGATCGCCAAGCTCCAGAAGAAAGCCGCTGAATCCGCAACCACCAAGTAAGGAAACTCAAGAATGTCTGCAACATACAACAACCAGATCGAGATTGTTCTCTTCGACAACAACCGCGCAACCAACGCCAAGGCTCCGCAGGAGACCGGCACCGTCACCTTCCCTGACGGCACCAAGTACGACGTCGCCATCTGGCATCGCGTCTCCAAGAACGGTAACCCGTTCAAGAGCGGCGTCCTCAAGCTGCCCGACCCCAAGTACGCGAAGAATGACAACGGCGGCCAGCGAGGCGGTGCAGTTGAGGTGGACTTCTAATGGCAAAGTACAACGCTATGGATGGAACCATGTGCTTCGGCATGGCGCTTGATGAACTCAAGCGTGGCCAACGCGTTGCCCGCAAGGGGTGGAACGGAAAGGGCCTGTGGGTGGAGCTGCAAGTTCCCGATGCCAACAGCAAGATGACCCTGCCGTATCTGTACCTGAACTACCCGACGGATGCGGACAACACTCCCGGCGCTCGTGTTCCGTGGATTGCCAGCCAAACCGACCTCCTGTCGGAAGACTGGTTCTCGGTCGTCTGATGCTGCTCACCAACCTACACGGTCTTCCTGAGGCGATTGTCAGCGCCATCAAGAACGACCCGTATCGTGGCGGCGGAGACATCTCCGTCACCAAACTGATCGACTCACCCCGGATTCGAGCGCTGATGAAAAGGCACTCGGAGTCTGTGGTGACCGATGTGAGCGAGCGGGTCTTCTCGCTTCTCGGCCAAGCGGTTCACGCCATCCTTGAGCGGGCGCACGACAGCGCTCTGGTCGAGGAGCGCCTGTACGCCGACGTCGATGGCTGGAAGCTCTCGGGTCAGTTCGACCGCCTGCATCTGGAGGACAGGGTTCTTCAGGACTACAAGGTCTGCTCGACCTACAAAGCTGGCGGCGACGATAGCTGGACACGACAGCTCAACGTGCTGCGCTGGCTTGCCCACAAGAACGGGTACGAGGTGGATCGCTTGCAGATCGTGGCTATCTTCCGTGACTGGAAGAAGAGCGAGGCCGATCGAAAGCCCGACTACCCGAAGGCGCCTATCGCGGTTATTGATGTTCCGGTTTGGTCGATAGAGGACACAAGCAAGTACATACACGATCGAGTCGTGATGCACCGTGCGTCTGAGTCCGACCTTGGCAACTCTTCCTGCACCGAGGATGAGCGCTGGTATTCGGGCACAACGTACGCCCTCACAAAGGACGGGGCTAAGCGAGCCACCAAGGTCGCGGCCACAAGAGAGGAGCTTGGCGAGCCGGCAAAAGGCTTCTCCATCATTGAGAGGCCCGGAGTAAATCGCCGGTGCGAAAGTTACTGCGAGGTTGCGCCGTTCTGCGAGCAATTCAGGAAGATCAAAGAGCAAGAAGGAAACACTAGCGATGATGTCGATTTTTGAGGCGGCCAAGTACCTTGGCATTAGTGTCTTCTCGTTGCGCAAACTTGCGCGTGAGAAGCGAATCCCTGCCGGAAAGGTAGGGCGTCAGTGGCGCTTCCGCCAAGACGATCTGGACTCTTTCCTCAAATCCCAATACGGGAGCGAGGCGGAGGCCGCGTCATGAATATTTACAGCACCGTCTCCCATCCAAGCTCTCTGTTTGGAGACGAGCATGATGCGTTGACTTTTCATGAGCTATCGGGAACGGCGTACCCCGCGTCATCCTTCAAGGTGGCCGCGAACAAGATGACCAACCCGAAGGATGCTGTCGGCATTCGCAAAGCCCCAATGTCTACCGTTCCGGCGAACGTGCTGGCCGAGCTTGGCGTGGCAATGCTTGAGGGCGCCGCGAAGTATGGTCGCCACAACTACCGAACCGCAGGCGTCCGGGCGTCCGTCTACTACGACGGCGTGATGCGGCACCTGATGGCATGGTGGGAGGGCGAGGACATCGATCCTGACTCGGGCATATCTCACGTCACCAAAGCAATTGCATCGCTGACCGTCCTGCGTGACGCGATGATGCAGCAGATGTGGGATGACGACAGGGCCCCAAGCTCTGCTCCGTTCTACAACGAACTCAACGCCAGAGCTGGTGAGGTGCTAGATCGATACGCAGACAAGAGCCCGCGCCACTTCACTATTGCTGACACGGGGCTGAAGCTGTGACCCTGACTGCACTTGGCCTCGGCTCAATGCTCTTCGTCGGTGTGTTCACGCTGCGTACGTACTACGCTGGCGAGAACCCCCGTCAGGCAATCATTGAGGCGTGGGTGAACATTGTGATCGGTTTCTCCATCAACTTTGTGGCAAACCTGATCCTGTTTCCTTTGATGGTCGGAGTCCATGTCTCACCCGGAGCCAACTTCTGGGGAGGATGGATCTACACGGCCATCTCCGTTCTTCGTCAATACGCAATCCGGCGCTGGTTCCAAGAGGGTATCCATTCCTTCTCTAGCTCCATCGCCGCCCGCATCAAATAAGGAATCGAAATGCTCAACGCTGAACTTGGAAAGCAAGGCCGTGATGCAGGCGCTATGCTTGCCGCCTCTAAAGCCGACCGCTTCATGGAGGGCTGGTCTCAAACTGCGCTGGAATACTTCCAGCTCTACGCAAACATGAAGCCGCAAGGTTTCATGACGGAGGATGTCCGGGTGTGGGCCGAGAAGATCGGCTTCTCCGCTCCTCCCGATAACAGGGCCTGGGGCTATGTCGCCCAACGCGCCCGCCGTGTTGGAACTGTTCAGCCTTGCGGGTATGCGCCGCAGTCCAGTTCCAACTGCCATCGTTCCCCTAAAACCGTTTGGAAAAAAGCATGAGCAACATCTTCTCCCTTTCCCTCAACATTGATCAAGTCAATGTCATCTTGCGTCAACTTGACGCGGGGCCTCATGCCCAAGTTCGCCAGTTGATTGACGTCATCATCCAGCAAGTTCAGGCGCAGCAGCAGGCGGTCGTCGAGGACTCCGGCAAGGAGGCGCTTCAGTGACAAACTATCAGCGAACTGAGAGTTGGCTGAAGGCCTGCGGGAAATACCCGTGTCCGCAGCACCTTTCTACACAGATTGGATGCCACCTCGAAGAGATGGCGGAGTTCTTGTCCTGTCTGGCGATCCTTACCAACGAAAACACATTCGACAGAGGTCTCAACATAATCCTGTCTAGTGCCATTGAGAGCATCAGCTACGTCGGAGAGATGGTGAAGACGGGCAATGTTAAAGCCATCATCGATGCCCGCATCGATGCGCTTGACGCGCTATGCGACACAGAAGTCACCGGCAACGGTGTCGCCTACCTCGCAGGATTCAATAAGGATGCCGCCGACATCGCGGTTCTGGACAGCAACGATGCCAAGCTGGTGGACGGCAAGCCCGTCTTCAAGCCCGGCACAATGAAGATCGGGAAGCCAGAGGGATGGATTCCGCCGTCGCTGAGCGAATTCGTCTAGCGGCCGAGCAGGAGCTGAGGTGGAAGGAAGAGCTTCTCCAATCTCGCCTGCGCTTGATTGCGCGGGTGGAGAAGGCGATCTCCCTCACCTCACCCACCCGGCGACGAGCTCTCTACGAGGAGTGGAGAAAAGAACTTGGAGATCTTGGGGCCAGAGAGCAGGCTAAGTTTGCCGAGGCATGCATTGCGGGAACCGTCTCCATCAAGAGCATCAAGAAAATGGTTGGCCAATGAGTGAAGAAGAAACTATCGAGCGGCTCAAGAAAGAGCTGAAAGATCGTATGAACAAGGTTCCAATGCGGATCGTCAATGGCGGCGTCATGCAGACCAGAATGTGGGTAGAGCGCCGTGATCTGGCCGCAAGGATTCTCAAGAAACGCGGAGGCCCCAACGCCAGAGATCTTCTAACCGCCATCAATAGCCTGGAGTAAGAATTGATAGATAAGAAAATAGCCTACTCAGACCGCTTCCCGGTCACCGTCTATAAATGGGGGCAAGTTACTTTCGTCCCTCACTTTTCTAAGCCCGGCGTTTATGTCGGCCCAGGTTACCCGCTCCACACAAAGACGGAGTGGTCGCCGCAGTCCTTGGTGGCTGTCGGTGCTAGGCCAGAGAAGGAGTTCTTGTGGTGCCGCCCAAGGATTCCGGCCTCAGCTTAAGTTTTACGGGGGGAACGTCGAGGAGAGATCTCACACCCTTGCCGCCGCTCTGCTGGGACTACTCGGCGGGGAAGCTGCGCAGCCGGTGGCGCTGGGTGACTCGGCTAGTACCCCCACCTTATATGACCGATTAACAGAGACAAGCGGTCATATAAGTACGTTTTCCGCCTGGAAAGCTAACCTATATGTTCTGCCTGCGCAGGAAGTCCACCCACATCAGGCCGACGTTGGCCCAGGCGTAGCCTGAATAAATGATCCCAAGGGGTATGTCACCCTTCCAGAAGTACAGGCCTGACGCCAGCGCGTAGCAGGCGGTAGGGACTAGAACTAACCAGAAGGTGACAGTCACTTGCGGTACTTTGCCACTTTGTCGGCAATGCCCTTAGGTTGTTTGACGAACTGCTTGCCGGCCTTGTTGCCCTGAGCCTTGGCGGAGTTGGTTGCAGCCTTCTCTGCTGGGCTGAGAGACTTCCAAGCCGCGTCAGGTAGGTAGCGCTTCTTCCCCTCGCTCGGCTTGCCGTCGCTGGTGCGCCATTCCTGCTCAGTCCACTTCTTCAGTGATTTCTGGGGTGCTTTCATAGTCAGTCCTTGTAGCCGCCGCCAGCGTCCTTGTAGGTCTTGGCAAGCATCTGAGCTTTGCGGGCGCTCCACTCACCAGGGTCGCCTCCTTTGCTGCCAGCCTTGATCTGCTCGAACAGCTTCTTGCGCAGTGCCGGCTTGGTGTAATTGCCGGCCTCGTTGACTCGGGACTTCGGTTTAGTCTGCATAAAGCTTCCCTCGGAAATAGGCCTTGTCATCATCGCGCACGGCGCAGAACTCGGGGTGCAAAAGAACGCCATCCCTCCAAGTCAAGACAGCGAACCCGGACTGCCAGTTAAATCCCGGCTTGCCTTGTCGATAGTCGAACTCTTCTTGGTATTCGTTTGCCAGCATCCCGGTCTTGATGCCGTAGTGAGTCTGCTTAAAACCGCGCACGGCCTTGGCGCTAAGTTCATGAGTGTGGCCTGTGACTACATGACAGCCACCCTTGAGCGCATCGTTGTAGCCAGAGTGGACCCCCGAGTGCCAGTCATGGATGATGACCATGTCGTCATTAACGTCAATACGCAGGGAATCTGTCCAAAATGGCAAATGGTCGCGCAGCAGGAAGCCGCCAATCCCCTCATACTCCGGGACATTGTTCGAGAGCCTAGTCTCGAACCGAGCGCAATGGTTGCCATAGGTGCGCAACAGCTTGCACCCGGCAGGCCTAACCTTCTCGATATCTCCGAGACGTTCCTGAACCGCCTCTAGCTCGTCCTTGATACTGACCTTGCGCTGCCACCGAATGCGGTCGTGGCGGCCAATAGATCCGCCATCCAGGATGTCGCCATTAAGCACTACAAACTTGACCTCGGTTCCGAAATCCGAAAGCACGTTGCAGAGGGCCTTGTGCGCTACTGGAATTACGCCGGGCGAGTAGTGAGCATCCGACCCCACGATGATCGTGCCGTCGTCGATGGTTATCCGGTTGACGTCTCGGCGGGCCGATATGACCAGCTCAGCGTTGCCTGCTGTGCGAGCTTGCTCAGGTTTATAAACAGACGGAAGGGCGGTCCCCATCGCTTCAAGCCTAGCCCTGCGGCGCTGTATACCTCGGACGTCAATTCCTGTAATACGAGAAATAATCGAGGAGGACTGATGCTCTCTCCAGAGAGCTATGAACTCATCTTCGGTTAGTTTGCTTGATGCCATTTGCTACCTTCAAGTACATTGCCTCGACCTCGCCGCCCGTGCTGGGGTCGAAGCGGGTAGCAATTGCTACCGCCTCTTCTGGCGTGGCCCCCATAGCCAATGCGCCCATCGCATATGGCCCTCCGCTCCCAATGGCGAAGTACTCGTCTTTAACGGCGTACTTCAAACCGCTGGAGTTGTACAGAAAGATCCCGCCAGGGTGAAGCTCGATAGCCTCCAGCTCCGAGCTTTCAGTAAGCCCGGTGTCTTTCTTCTTCTTGCGCTCGATCATGTCCCAGAACTTCAGGACATCGGACCAATCTCCCGCAGCGCCGATGATCGAGCGACCAACGCGACGGATCTTGTTTACGGAAACCATTGCGCTGTCGGAACTGCACCTAGTATCGGACGCTACGCATCCGTGCTTGGTGGAGGCGACAACGCAGGTCATTAGTCTGCTGCCATGACTCGTTCGCGGTATTCAGGCCCGGCCTCCATGACCGCCTTCACCGCCCGCTTGTAGACCTGATCTTCACGCTTGCGCATCTCGTTGCGGCGAGAAACCAGCTCGGCCTCGGTGAACCTGGGGTTCATTTCGATCTCGTTTTGCGTTGATCGCATAGAGCGGATCTGTTGCGTGGCGCCAGCCACCACAGCATGCGCCCTCATCAGGCCCGGTGATTCTTTGCGAATCTCATCGCGTCGCTCGGGGTACATCTGATACTCCCTGTACGCCGTCTCGATCATCTCTTTGGCCCGACGGAATGCGCCGGCATCAAAACCCTCAGGCGTCTTAGCCGTGAACCGATCGATGATTGGGAGAGGAGTATTCTTGATCTCTTCACCCCTGGCGACGCGAACTCCGGTAGATGCCGCCTTGTAGGTTTCGTTGATCACGCCTGGAAGGTATGAGCTGATGATGAAGTCCATTGCCGCCGGGTTGAAGTCAAGCGGCCCGGCCTTCGCCTTGTTACCGCCGAACAGCTCATTCGCTGCATTGGCGATGCCCTGCGAGATCGGCGAGACAGAGCGGAACGCCATCTGGCTTTCCGGTTTGACAGCGCCACCAAAGTTATCTCCGGTCATTCGGATCGGAGCGCCGAAGCGGTTCTCGTTGGCGATCCACTCAACGATGGGCAGGGTTGCGGTTGGTGCAACAGCCTTAGCAATCCCGGTGGAGAGGTTCTTGGAGTCAAGGCCAGCGCCACCAATCGGCGAGTACGCCTCGAATGCAGCCTTGGCTACCCGCCCGGCGCTCACCGACAGAGGCTGGATGCCAAGCAGCGTGTCCATCATGAAGTGGCCCATTGCAAAGAAGGCGTTCCAGCCGTACGGGATTGGGATCGCGGCGCCAGGAACATCAACAGCAAGGATCAGTGAAGTTGCTCGTTTATACGTTGGCACTTTGTCGAGTGCGTTACGGCCATCCTCGTCGTCGTCCGAGAAGGCTCGAGCCATGAGGTTGCCGAGCGCACCCAAAGCGATCCATGCAGAGGCATAGTACCAACCTTTAGCTTTCAACTTGAGCTTGTAGTCAGGAGTAAGTTCTCCGAACAGGCTAAGCAGCTTGGCGGAACCCTGGACTGCCGGGTTAAAGAACAGGAAGAGCTGACGCACCGCCTTGTTTGAGCCGCGCATGTTGAAGTTCACGGTGATCTCGCCGGCGAACTTGGCTGCCTCTTTGGCTGACATGCCGCTTTGGCGAGCAACCGTGTATGCCGCCAAGCGGGGAGCCAATTCCATCGGCAGGCTCATGTACTCCATTTTGTCCAGGAAGGATTGAAGTGTGTCTCCCGCCTTCTGCAATTTGTTCCGATCACCCAGCAGAGCGTGCAGCTCTTTGACTTGCTCTTCCAAGCCCTTGCGATCCATGAAGCTGACAAGGCCGCCCTCGCGCTCCATCTCCCGGTACATTCGCATCACCTCCGGATCCACGTTGTTAAACCGAGCGCCGTTACTGGCAATGTGCAGCGCCACCTTTGCAGCCTTCGGGATCAGGCGCAGCATTTGAGCGGCTTGGGCGTTGGTGAAGCGTTTGTCGGCGGCGGCGTTGAAGAACAAGTTGCCGGCATCACGAATGAAGTTGACGGGAACCCATGCCGGGTTGTAAGTCGTGAGCATCTGGCCCATCTTCTGGTTGAACCAGCCAAGGGCCTCCATGAAGGAGCTGGTTTCTTTTGGATAGACGGTGCCAAACATAGCATCGCCGAAAGACCCCTTGCTCATGTCCTTGAAGCGAATGGTCACTGGTATGCCGTTGACCTTAGCCACCATCACATCCTTGCGGCTAATATATTTTTCGTCCTCGACACTATCTACCTGTCCATCCTCATTGAGTTTTCGGATGTATGAGATCTCGTTAATGACGGCGAAGTTCGGGTCGTAATTCGACTCAAGCATAGCCAGCAGAGTCAGGTCCACCAGATTCTTCTGACCCCGAATGATTGCCGCCTCAGCGCCCAAGACTGTGCGAGCCAGGACATCCTCCGCCAAGCCCTCTCGCCCAAATGCCCGCTTCTCGACGCCCTTGACGTTGAACTTCTGTCCAACCATCCAAGCAGGGTCGTCAACATGATCAAAGCCGTCAGCGCTTTTCTCGCCGCTGAGGTTGACGTAATGCTTGTAGGCCGACTTCATCTTTGCCCACGCTTTGCCGGTGATCATTCCGGTGTTGCGAAGGTAGTTGATCTTGAAGTTTGACATTTCGTCAACCTTGGCCCCAAGTTCTTCAAGCAGGTTGAAGAATGGTTTGGCCTGGGCTTCATTAAGGATTTCGGCCGCCTCCGCGTTTGTCATGCCCGAGCCACTGCTGGAGTCCTGGTTAACTTTTGAGACTCGCTTGTTTCGCTCTACAGCGTGACGAGCGATCAGGTACTTGTTGATGAAGTCGTAGCTACCGCCGGCCTTACCAATCTCCTTGGTTAGCTGAGAGATTGGCTGCACAATTTTTCTTCGGAACTCCGCAATCTTGGCGCCGGCCTTACGTTCCCAATTGTTAAGCGCCAATTCGAGGTCGTTGTACTGGTTGATCTTGCCGGCCCCGCGCAGGGTGCGGACCACATCAAAGACAGGACGGAACTCGTTCTGGTACTTCGTGATCATCGATCGCATCCAGCGCTGGACGGCGTTGAGATCTTCAGCGCGGGGCATCTTCACCAGATCGATACTAATTTTGTCGTCGATGAACAGGCCCGAGCGTTTGCGGAACTCGACTTTGCCTTTGCCGCGCATGACCGCCATGACGCGGGGGTACTCGGCCATGTCGCGCACAGTGAAGCTCAGGCGCACATCGTCGCCGTCGTTTTCGTACACCGCCCAGGTCTGTTGGATCGGGTTGAACCTAGCATAAGCCGTGGTCTTGCCGTCCTTGACCGAGAAGATTTCGTACAGGCGGTCGTGTTTGGCTTCGGCAAATCGGATCTCTCCGGGGGCTCCGTTGAGAAGTCGGTAGCCGCCATTGCGGGCTGCATCCTTGGCGCTCTTGAGGTGATACGCCAGCTCGGAATCAGTCAGGGTTGCCATCCAGTCAGCAACTTTTCCGAATCCAAGTTTGCGAAGGCCTGTAATGATTTTTCCAACCCAGGCCTTGACGGCAGAGACGTTGCGGTCTTCGCCGGCCATGTCGGCCAAAGCCTCATCGATCGCTTCAAGTTTTGGCATGCCGCGAGCAATTCGCTCGTCGGCAGCTTTGCGCACCTCTGGGCGGGTGCGGTACATGAGGTTAAGGAAAGAGTCAAACTCGGTGCCGAGGAACGCCCGCATGCCGAGGTGACCATCAACCTCATGGAATAGGACAAACTGGACATCCGCTTCGCTAGAGACAAAGTCCGAGAAGATGTAGACCATGCCGGTCTCGCCATCGAACAGGCCGGCGGCATCAAGACCTTTAGCCATGACCCGCTCACGCACTCCGTCGGGGAGCTGGGCCACGTTCTTGAGGACGACGATCTGCGGAGCGCCCTTCCAGCCGGCAGTCAGGCGAGAAACCATGTCGGCCACCACCGCATGGGTAAGGCGACCAGAAAAAAAGCCGCGCTTGAAACGCGAAGAGTCGTCGAGCTTGATCCTCTCTGAGTCAGACACCTCTTGATCGACTTCTTCGGCGACTTGCTCGCGCTCGGCAATCAGCTCGTTTCCTTCCTCGTCCGCAATCTGATCGATGCTGCTGTCTCGCTCAGTTTGCGCGGTATCCTCGTTGGCGTATGCCAAGTCTCGACCGAAGGATCCGTCCACCTCAAGAGCAAATTCTTTGTTCTGCTCTTGCTCCAACAGGTCGGATACGTAATCGGCAGCAGCGGCATCCGCCTCGCTAATTATTTCCCCAGTCTCCGGATCGATCCTGGTTTTTGCGCCGCTACGAATGGCGGCCAGATTGTTGGTCTGCTGAAGAATCGCGTCATACTCTGCCACATCGGCCTTTATGAGCCGATCCTTAAGGGCCACGATCTCCGTGTCGCTCAGGCCTTGTAGGCTCGGCAGGGCAAGGTGGTACTGCGACTTTTCAATGATCGCCGCTTTGCGGGCGTTGACCTTGTTCTGCTGCTCTACCCATCGCTGGTGAGAGGTGTAGTCGGTGGGGAGAACCGAACCACTATCAATGTCCAGCAGCTCGGAGCGAAGATCGGGACGCATTTCAAGAGCGAGAGCCAGATCACGGTGCCATGCACCAACCAGATCAGAAATCGAGTTGGTAAGCATCAGGCGATCGCGCTCGCTGGCAATCAATCGTGGATTGCGCATTTGCGCAAGCCCGTACTTCATGAACAGCATTCCGCTGAATGCCTCGTCGGAATTCGTCCCGTAAGCAATCTGAGCAGGCTTCCGGCGAGACAGCATTTCCTCCTGGCGATCTTTCCACTCTTCATACATCTGCACCTCAGCCTCCGAGAATGGGCCTTGGTACAGCAGACTTCCATTAAATGAAAGAGCCTGATCCATCGAGCGAAGCCAAAACTCGCGGGGGGCATATCCGCCGCCGTTCGATTCCGCGTAGTCGAGCATCGGTGTATGAACAGCTAGGAAGGTGTTGCTCACCATCTCTAGCGGGAAGTCAATGCCGCGTGAG